GCTCGCACCACCCTACAACGACCCCGGTAACCCCGCGCTCAAGTACGCTGGAGCAACCCTGTTATCATATTGATCTCTGATTTTTCGGGCTTTGTCCCAATTAATGTTAATTTATTCGGAGAGACGTCCCGCTCTTCGTCTTATTTCAACCTGTGGACTCAACATCCATAGGTGGACATTTTTCAAACTCTCGCCGTAAGTGCTCTGTGCCCCGCGCCACATTTCTCATACTAATAGGCTTGTAGGTCCTGTTTAAAACGTATACAGACGGCCAGCAAACTGCAAGTGCGCAACCAGAATTCCGACCCTGGATTAGTCCCTCAGTATGTGGATGCACCGCCGTAATAGCCGATAGAGAGTTCAATACAACATGCATAGTTTCCCATTTGTTTTCAAGGACCGTGTTGCTAGGCGTACTGAAGTTTCAGAAGTTCTGAACACTGTACGCCAGGATTTCCAGGATGGATATTCTTATTCTTATTCCACTACTGGAGCTTATGTTGCCCCTGCTTATCGAGTAGGCTGGCGACGTCTCAAATCCTGCATTCCTATTTTTAGACATACTTCCAATGGTAATCAATTTTTGGATTCTCAGCTTCCTTTCTCTCCCTTGAGGTCTGTTAAGACCCCTACAGTAATTAGACATTACAATCAGACTGTCCCAATGCTTAAGTCTGATTGGTATGTTTCTGATCCCAACACTTTGAATAATACTTGGTGTGATATGGATGCTCTATATTCTTTGTATCTTCCAGCCCAGTGTAGCAAGTGCTACACCTCAACTAGTTGTTTTGTGTCCAGGCTTACTTCTCATGATGTGTTGTGTAACACCTGTATTGTAGAAAAGAAAGATCACTGTGAGTACCCATATGTATTTCCAGAAACACATGTTGGTGCTATTCCTAACACCTGTCTTGTGTACACTGGATACGCAGATGTGTTCAGATGTGAGCGATGTAATATTTTGATTGGATCCTGGAAGGAGGGTGATGATCCCATTGCCATCCATGACTTTGAGTGGGGATCATCATGCCTCGGTTGTATAGATGAGGAACAGTATTGTTGTATTGATAGGTGTTTTGTGGTTTCTGAGTTTCTTTCAGAGCCATGTTCATGCTGCTTGTCAGAAAAGTATTGCATAGCTAAGTGTAGAAAATTCATTCAGAGGAAAAATCTTGCATTGGCAGTGGCCAAACCTTTGAAGTTTCTTCAAGATCTAGTTGGGTCTAAAGTGATTCCAAATTTCACTGTCAAAGAAAAACGCAGGTATGGAGTTGTCACCAGTTACATTTCTTGTAATGGTGTGACTGTTGGAGATACAGGCATGACCAAACGCACAGCACGTAACAACGCTGCGCGCAGATTTCTCTATGTTGCAGATGTTTTCCCAACTACTCATATGTTTAGGTCCCTTTCCACTTTGCCAGATAGATCTAGTGAGACTATTGAACTTGCAAATTCAACATTAAATCATGTACATGCAGTCATTGACAAACATGACGATGGGATCACACGCTTGCGTGAGAATTTCGAAGTCAAAGTTGGCGATGTGTCTAGGCAGGTTACTGAGCTTATGCCAAAAGTTAATAATATTGTTGATAATGCCACAGAGACTCTTGACTCTTTCAAGAGTATTTTAGCTAAGATTAATAACTGGCTGCCCTCTCTTTCTGTAGATACCACTGCTATGATTAAGGATGTTTTTGTTTCTTTGTTTTTTGCTTTAACCACTAGATCAGTTACTCCTTTGGTTCAGGGTTTTACCTCCTTTGCTTTACGTACCAATGTCTTTTCTCACCTCATTTCTTCTTTGTCAACATGGTTGGGTTCTCTTAAATATGATACACCTTTTGTAGATGAAGAGAGACCTCAAACACATGGTTTTCAACTTCCAGATGTAGATTGTGTCAAGGAGAAATTGGCTTCTGTTTATGATTCCTTTGGTACAGGTTTGTGTATAGCTTTGTCTGGTGTTTTGTCCTTTATTGCTATTATGTGTTATGGTATAACTGATTTGTCAACTGCTTCTTTTAATAAATTACTTACCCAGTCATCTCTTGTTGGACGTGCCTTGGTTGGCGTTCGGAGCTTTAAGGATGTTTTCTTTGGAATCTGGGAGTATGCTGATAATATGGTATGTAAATTGTTATATAATCAGGATAGAAAAGCTCTTGATTTGTCTAAGAATTATCCCAGTCTTTCTCCAGTTTTAGCTGTTTTTAAGTATTTCAAAGAAGACCTTGCTGCTTCCAATCTGCTAGGTTGCAATTCTGCTGCTTGTGAACTTCTCGTCAAGGCTGATAATCTTTATCAGGGTTACCTTGACAAATCTCTTACTTTAGGTCACCGTGAAATTGCTGCCAGACTCAAAGAGGCCCGTCGTGCTGTTAAAACTCTTATTGACAAAGCACAACTTTATCTTTCCTGTGGTGATGGTTACAGAGTTCCTCCATTGATTGTTTTCTTATATGGTGAAGCTGGGTGTGGTAAGACAGAATTGTCTTCAATTATGCAAAAGCAACTTGCAGAAAAATATTACCCAGAACTAAATCCCAAAGATGTCATATATTCGCGTAAGGCGGAGAATGAGTTTTGGGATGGTGTCAAAAGTTCTAGTAATATTATAGTGTATGATGATGCTTTGCAAATTGTGGATTCTGCTGCCAAACCAAACCCTGAGATTTTTGAATTTATTAGGTTAAATAATAGCGATTCTTTCCAGGTTCATATGTCAAGTGTTGATGATAAGGCGTGTACTTTTGTTTCCCCATCCTTTGTTATTGCTTCCTCTAATGTTGATCCTCACCAGTATAGACCCCGCTCTATACATAGTCAGGATGCCTTCTATAGGCGCATGGACCTTAGAGTGAGAGTAGACGTTGCTGATGAGTATGCTAAAGTCGTTATGCGCCACAATGGTCAGCGTCGTGTGCCAGATGAAAGGAAAATTTGGTTTAAACAAAATCGTGGAAAGACTCAGGCTGATCTTCTTGCTGCTTTGAATAATGATACCTACAATCTGGAAACTGATACAGATATTTATCAACTACATGTGCAGTATACTTTAGCTGGGCGTGAAGAAGTCAAGGTGTGTAATTATACTGAATTCATGGAACTTGTTGTTAAACTTAGAGGTCTTAGAGTGTCCGCTCACAAGGATAAGCAGGTTCAGCAAATTCCTGTTTTGCCTGAACAGCTTGGTGCTCTTTCTAGTGCTATTTCTGGTCATGCAGGGACTTCTCGTTTCTGTATTCATACTGATTGGCTTAATTTTCATGAGGATGCTGAAGAGGCGTGTCGTTACTTGTCTGAAAAATTTGATAAATGCTTCATGCCTGGAACTGAAGGCCCTACCTTTATGTCTAAGGAGATTGTTGATCAATGTATTTGGAACATGTCAGAGGTTGATGGATTTGATGTTGAAGGTTTCTTTACTGAGTGGATGGCATCTAGGCCAGAAGAACAGTTTGTAGATTGTGTAGAGTATTTTGAGTCCTCCAACCCCAAGTCTTCTCTCTGGGTTAAGTGTAAGGAATATGCTAATGATATTATTAAGTCTTTTGCAAGTGTTATGTCTAAAGTTAAGGATTTTGTTGTGTCTCATTGGGCTTCTATTTCCATGGTTATTGGTGCAGCTTTGCTTATTGGTGGTGGTACTGCTTATTTATGTTCTAGTTATTGTAGAGTGCAGCGTGTGTTGTCTAATGGTGGTACCATTATGACCTTGATTGGCACTTTATTGTGCACTATGGGATGTGATTTTTGTTCGAGACTTAAGAAAGGAAATTTAGTTATGAAGACCAGAAGTGTGAGTGATGGTATGATAACCTTGGTTCCTGGTGATGTTCGACGTGTAGTTCATCATTATATAACAACTGCTACAGCGTGCAAGATTCCTATTCATTTCTCAATTACTCAATCTTTATGTGATGAATCCTTTGTCAAAATTAACAACGCTGAAGACACTTTTTGTGTTTTGGAGTCGCACCAGGACACTAAAGTGAAACAAGTCAATGTTGAGTCCCATCAGGACACTTCTGTGAAGAATGTTAAGGTTGAGTCTCACCAGGATGTTAAACCAAGGATTGTAAGTGTTGAGTCCCATCAGGACGTTAAACCTAGAATTGTAACTGTCGAGTCACATCAGGATGTTAAACCTAAGGTAGTGCTTGTTGAGTCCCATCAGGACTTCAAACCCAAATCTGTGAATGTTGCTGATGTGTCTGCACCCCATGTTGAAGGTAATACTTTATCTGATTACGCTGTACAGTGGACCAATTTAATGGTTGAGTCTTCGTGTGACAATAATGCTCTTGATGTAGCTACCAAAGTTCTTTCTAAGAACTTTGTTAGACTATACAAACCTGGAGCAAGATTGTTTACTCATGGTCTCTTTATCAGAGGACGTACTATCCTTATGCCGAAACACCTTTTCGATGAGCTTGAAGGCAGTGTTGAAGTAGTGGCTATGGCAGACAGGAATCTCACTCGGGTTCCTGTCTCTATTGTTTCTAGTAAGCACATATCGCGAGGTGGTATTGAGGTTGACATTGTAATGTGTGAATTGGGTGCCAACACCACTGCTCGTAGAGACATCACTTCCTATTTCCCTACTAAGAATGAGTTGTCAAGCCTTAGTGGTTTGATGGCTCACGGAGATCTGAGAGTATATACTTCTGCTTTGTTTGGTAAAGATAGTGTCTTAATTCCTAAGGATTCTCAAGCAACATTTGTTACATGTGTAGATCATATTGAGTCCCATAACCCTGAGAAAAAGTCATACTATGTTCGCAAGGGATTTGAGGCCCGAGGAAATTCTTCTAAAGGTGATTGCTGTTCCCCATATATTTTGTTTAATCCCTCTTCTAGAGCTAAGATCGTGGGCTTGCATTGTGCTGGATTTGACAACACTTCTCGAGTGTTTGCTCAAACTGTCACTGTGGAAGACTTTGATCTGATAGCTACGTCACACTGTGGAATGGTTACAACAGAATATCCTTCAACTACCTTCACAGTTCCTCCTTTACCTAACACTGTTCCCATTGGTAGGGTTAAATCTGCCCCCAATCCTACCAAGTCAGCCATTATCCCCAGTCCTATTCATGGTTGTTTTCCTGTGCTAACTGCTCCAGCCGCACTTCATAGTGTGGATGAAGACCTGTTGGTCAAAAATGCCCTTAAGGTTACAAAGAATGTTATCTTGTTGGAAGAAGATTTGCTTGATGTGTGTGTTCATAATGTTAAGCAAGTGCTAAATGCTCCTGGAGTGTCGGATGTAGAGAAGCGTGTATTAACTCATGAGGAGTCAATTACTGGATTGGCTGGTCATGATTATATGAATGCTTTGAATCGGACTACTTCAGCAGGATTTCCTTATTGCTTGCGTAAGAAGAAAGGGAAAGTAGGTAAACAAACATGGTTAGGCAGTGAGGAGTTTATTGTTGATCACCCTGATTTGAAAGAACATGTTGAAAAGATCATTACTAAAGCTAAATCAGGAATTGTAGATGTTGAATTGGGTATTTTCTCGGCTACCATGAAGGATGAGAGGCGACTCTTGGAAAAGGTTCGTCAGAAAAAGACCCGTGTGTTTGCAGCTTCAAATCAAGGTTTGGCTTTAGCTCAGAGGCGCTACTTTTTAGCGTTTCTTGAACATGTCATGAAAAATAGAGTGGATAATGAAATTGGACTAGGTGTAAATGTGTATTCATATGACTGGACTAGGATTGTTAATAGGTTGCGCAAGGTAGGTACTAAGGTAATTGCTGGTGATTTTTCTAATTTTGATGGTTCTCTTAATTCTCAGATTTTGTCTCGTGTTGCTGAAATTGTTACGGATTGGTATGATGATGATCAGGAGAATGGGTTAATTCGCCATACCTTGCTTGAATACCTTTTTAATGCAACTTGGCTCATGAATGGACAAGTCTTTCAGCTTAATCATTCTCAACCTTCAGGGAATCCTCTTACTACCCTGATTAACTGTATGTATAATATGATTATTTTTAGGTATGTTTATCTTCTGGCTCAGCGTGATATGGGTTTTCCTGAATCTTTGTCTGGTTATAATATGAATGTGTCTGGTGTTTTTTATGGAGATGATTCTCTTTGCTGTGTGTCTGATAAGGTGTGTGAATGGTTTAATCAGCATAGTATAACCAAATTCATGGCTGTCACTGGTCATGAATATACTGATGAAACCAAAAGTGGTTCTCCTCCTCCTTTTCGCTCTCTTTCCGAAGTCACGTTTCTTAAGCGTGAATTCGTTCTTCGAGATTCCTTTTGGGTGGCTCCTCTTTCTAAAGTCACCATTGAGGATATGTGTATGTGGAGCCGGAAGAATATTGATCCCCAGGAAGCTTTAAGACAGACAACTCGTATTGCCAGTTTTGAAGCTTCTTTGCATGGAGATAAATATCTGACGGCTTTTGGAGATGTTGTTCGGCGGGCGTGTCGAGCAGCTGGGTATCGTGAGGCCATTCTTCATCCTGCTGAGTGTAGAGGTTTTCTCTTGACTCAGCAGGGGAGGAGTGGAGCGATGGATTCCGACTTTCTTGGTGAATTGTTGGATATGTGAAATTGTCTTGTGTCTGGTCACCCATCACTGTCAATTACGCTCCAGATGACTATGCAGTGTACGGCTTTCACAAGACGGCTTGCTTTTCAGCGTACGTGTGCCACAGGCAGCCCCGAAAACACGCGTCAGGAGACCTCTCCAGCTATCTTGGGCAAGATCAGCAGCTGCGCAGCTCTATTGTGCAGTGGAGAGTTTTTATTGCCTGCTCCCATACAAAATCAAACTTCAAATAATCAAACAAATGACATTTCCAGCTCTGGAGGTGTCATGGCAGATTCGTCTGTCATTACTTACGAGGGGAATACAATGCAACTTAATGACATGCCCCATACCGACCAGAATGTCTTTCTTTCTAAGAACACCACGGACAATCTTTTCGAAGTTCAAGACCAAGCGCTAATTGAATCACTCTCTCGAGATATTCTGTTGGCGAATGGTGAGTGGACTGCTGATGATCCTGAAATTTCTGAAACTCTTACTATTGAGCAGCTTCAGTTGGAGTATAACCAGCCCAGCCTTGAAACCATTAGTCTGCCTGATGACATAGTGCGTGGATCTTCTTTTATTGCATCTAAGCTTTCTAACATTGCTTATATGAGATGTGATTATGAGATCACCGTGCGTATGCAGGCCACTCCCTTTCTACAGGGAGTTGTATGGCTGTGGAACAAGATGAATGCTGAGCAAACGTCTGTCCTTAGACGCACTCTAACTGAGCATCTTCGCTCTATTACTTCTTTCCCCGGTAACGAATTAAATTTACAGTCAGAGTCTCGTGCTATTTCTCTTTCAGTACCTTACACTAGTGAATTCCAGGTTTTCAATCCTAGAAATCAAAACAACTTGAATTCAATTCGTCTTTCTGTTCTGTCCCAATTAGCTGGTCCGGAAACCAATGTTAAAGTCTCCTATTCTATCTTTGGAAGACTGCGTAACATTAAGTTGTATGGTCATGCCCCTTCAGTTCCTTCTGCTAACTACCCCCAAACTGAAGCAGGAACAGATGAGGAGTCTTCTGCTAAGGGTATAGTGTCTCAAGTAGCTGATACTGTTGGATCAGTTGCCAATGTCGTAGATGGCCTTGGAGTGCCTATTCTTTCCACGATTGCAAAGCCTGTCACTTGGGTTTCTAATGTTGTTGGTAATGTGGCTTCTATGTTCGGGTTTTCTAAGGATCGGGATCTTACCAAGGTCAACACCTATGAGAATCTCCCTGCAAAAGGATTTACTCATGGTGTTGGCATTGATAGTTCGGTTCCTCTTTCTCTATTTCCTAATAATGCCATTAATCCAACTTTGGCTCTTCCTGAGAATTTAGATGAAATGTCTATTGAGTATCTTGCTCAGAGACCCTACGTGTTAAAGCGCTATCCCATTCTAGGTGGAGACACACCCTCACCTCCTCAAACTGTAATTGCTGATATCCCCATCAGTCCTGTGAACTATTCTCTTTATGGTTCTATTGTTGGCGGTTATCGTACTATCTTTGGTGCTCCTATTTCTCTTGCTACTGCTCTTTCTAATTGGTGGAGGGGTCAGATTAAATTGAATCTTCGCTTTGCTAAAACTCAATTTCATCAGTGCCGTCTTCTAGTTCAGTATCTTCCTTATAGTGATGGAGTGGAGCCTTTGGAGAATGTTCTTTCTACAGTTGTTGATGTTTCTTCTGTTGATGAGAAGGGTATTGACATTTCTTTTCCTAGCGTCTATAAGAACAAATGGATGCGCGTCTATGATCCTGCAACCAACCGTTATACGGCTGGGTGCGCTCCTGGGCGTATTGTCATTTCTATTCTTAACCCTCTTATCTCTGCTAGTACTGTGTCTGATTCTATCACTATGTATCCTTGGGTTACGTGGGAGGGGCTGGAGACAGCTGAACTTGGCACTCTTGCCAAGGCTGCTATTGGTTTTAACTATCCTCCAGATCTTCCCGCTGAACCTCTTTATTCTTCAGTGCGTTTGCCTGCTTCAGGCTCAGTCTTCACTCTCCTTCAGGACACTAAAATTTCTGTAGGTGCTGCTTTCGATCTTACTTCGCTTAGATTTACTAACACCACAACAGGAGATATTATTGACATAGTGGACACGGATTTGACTCCGCCGTCCATTGTTAGTCAAGTTACTAGAGTAGATCTTGCTCAAGGCGAATACCGTGTAGACTATGAATCGCCTTCTACTGTTTTTGTTATTACTAATAGGCCTGTTAATTCAAATCCGATTGGTCCCGGTTATCATGTTTCAGAGAATTTGGCTGACAATGCTACGTTTTCCGTTGCCGAGACTACTCGTATTTCAGTTGGCACCACACCAGTTATTACAACCGGCACTTGTACCATTGCTGTTACCGGCACTGCTGGTACCATTAACGTACTTACTCTAAATTCTGCTGGTTTTGATGTCCCCACCGTTGTTGATTTAGAAGCTGGTACATATACTGTTGATTTGAATAATGTATCTTCTGTTGCATTTGTTTCCAACAAACCTCTTACTATTCCTGCTTCTGCATCTTCTCGCTTGGCTGACACACATGGTGGTCTGGATTATAGTGTTGGAGATCAGTCCAACATGCTATCTACAATGGGAGAACAGTATCGCTCTCTCAGGATGTTTACAAGGCGTTTCAGTCCTGTAGACATTCTGAAGGGCAGAAATGTTACATTGCCGGGAATCAACTTGGGTACTGACAATTCTTTGCGTCAGAGCTTGCTCAATGTAGTTTCTTACATGTACCGTTTCACCCATGGTAGTATAGCCTACAAAATTGTCCCTCAGACAAAAGGTGACTTACTTGTCACAACCACCAGTGATGACACGTTAGAGCTCAATGCTAACGCTAATCGCTTTGATACTAACCGAGCTCTTCATTATATTAATACTAATCTTAATCCTATTGCTCAGGTAGTGTTACCTTTCTATAGCCCAGCTGAGAATCTTGTTATTGATTCTGGATCTTTTCCTCAGCTGAGCGATCTTTCTATCGCCAATCTTGACGGCGGTGAGAATACCTATTTCATTCTCGCCGGCGCTGGTGATGACCATACTTTTTCGCAGCTTGCTGGGTGCCCTGCCTTTACTTTTGGCCCCAGTGGATCTGCTGGATAAATCCCTCCCGGAGAGGGTCTACTCTCTGAGTAGATGACCCGTCGCAAGACGCATGGGTTGAGTTTCATGACATTTGTCAGTCGTGAAGTGTAAGTCTCAACAGTTTTCCCTAACCACGCGTCGCGCGGCAGGGTTTTTATTCTGAGAGATTTACTCCCACCCATATAGGTCACTTGACAGTAGTTGTCCGGCTACCTAGTGGATGTGCCTTACTTTAATTAGTTGTGCACATGGGCGTATTTTTGCTAGCTTACCTTAATTGGTTGGC